TTTACTGTCGAAGACCAAGATATACGATGGTAGCGGACAGATTACTCTTACAGGATCTGCTCCATCCTTTAGGATTAAAGCTTATGCAGGATCTGGACAAGTTACACTTTCGGGAGTAGCCTTACTCTCGAAGACCAAAGTCTTCACTGCTTCAGGTTCATTCATCCTATTTGGAGTATCTCCGACTAGCTTTACAGGAGCTACGATCCGCTCGTATCAAGGGAGCGGACAGCTTACCTTAAGTGGAGGTGCTGCACTATCGAATCTGAAGGACTATATCTTCTCAGGACAGATTAGTCTATCAGGTAGTGCTCTCCTTCAGAAGCTTAAGGTATATACAGCATCTGGTCAGATTACCTTAAGTGGTGCAGCTACTACGTCAATTAGAGGCGAAAGTCTCTACGTAGGATCTGGCCAAATCACACTATCGGGTAGTAGTCTTGTTTCTACGGACAAGAGCTACGTAGGTAGTGGAGAAATAGATCTATCAGGCTTTGCGGACCATCAAAAAATTAAGGACTACACTACGTCTGGTAGCTTGATTATAAGTGGTTCTGCATTTATAATCTTTTTAAGTGGACTAGATGTAAATAACTATAGGGTCCTTGCTAAGACCTTAACGTTCGGAATGAAAGAGTTAATCAGTAGTGGATTTGGGTCCAATCTAGAGACTACTGTTACATTCGACACAGAAGGCAAAAAGGTGGAGTTTAGATCCTAATGTCCTACGACTTCGTCCAGAACGATACGGCTAGTAAGATTACGGTTACGTGTCGTAACAGCCAAAATGCATTAATCAACCTTACAGGGTACACAGTTTCTGTGCACTGGAGGAATAATGCAGATTCTCTGACTACAAGAACAATGACAATTACTAATGCAGCTGGAGGAGTAGCAGAATACCTCTTCCAAGCAGGTGAACTCGAGGCGCCCAAGATGCGTCTTGAGATAGCTATTACTATTCCGGGCATAGGAGAACTAACCAGTAGAGAGGTTATCAACCTTCTTGTACGTGAGCAGATTGGGTAATAAGTAGTGCTTGATCCTAAACGCTTCCTTAGACAGACCGCTACTGTATGGAGTACAACTCCTAATGGTTACGGAGGAAGTACTTTTGGTACTCCGTATACTATTTCTTGTCGTTGGGAAGATAGGTCTATGATCTTCCAGGGAAGAGTCGCTGGAAAAGAAGAAGTGAGCCGATCAATAATTTATACGGATCGGGATCTTTTAGTAGGTGACTGGATTGCTCTAGGAGATCAAACAGGACAATCTGATCCATCAGGACTAGATATTGCTTTCCCCATAAGAGACTTCCAAAGTTCACCTGATCTTCGCAATATGATCCGTGTACGTAAGGCCGTAATATGACTGATCGTAAACGTGCATCAGCTTTAGCAACTAGAGCACGATCAGGTGCTAGTGCTGGAGTTAGCTTTGGGGCTAGAGTTGGCTTTGCGAGACTTCCTAGTAGGCCTAGTAGTGCTACATCCTCCTTAGAGAAGGAGTTTACCCAACAAACACGTTCTGAAATGGAGGATGTAATACAACGCTTTACAAGGTTAGTTGCTGACATTAAAGGAGCTACACCAGATATATTAGCAGAAGCCTTTCTACCTACATTCGAGCTGTCTTTGCTTTATGTGCCTTATAAGACAGGTGCTCTCCAGTCGACTGGTAAATTAGAACCTGTTTATGACGCATCTAAACCAAAGGCTGTTATCAGTTACGGTGATGCATTAGTTAATTACGCTGCTATAGTACATGAACGTGTAGATTTGTTTCATATGCCGCCTACTCGTTCTAAGTACCTTCAAGCTGCGTTAGAAGAAACCCTTGATGAGATTCGTCCTCGCGTGATTAAGCTGCTTCGATCCGCTATAGGAAACTAATAATGTACGATCCTGCTCAGGGCGTAATGGACTTCTTAGCTGGCGATTCAGTAGGTACTCCTGCTGGTACTTCAGCTTGGGGTATCTATTTAGGTCGTCTTCCTGATAAACCAGATGCTTCCATACTAGTGAATCAGACAGGTGGACAAGCTCCTTGGCCTCATTTACTGCTTAACTTTCCACACGTCCAGGTTCTTGTTCGGGGAAGCAGAGGAGGATACGCCGATGCGCGAGGCAAAATAGACGAGGTTATTGACTCCTTATTAGGTATTCCTGCTCAAGCAGTAGGAAGTGATTGGTGGCAAGGAATTATCCAATTAGGGGAGGCTGGATTTATAGGCTACGACGAAAATAGTAGACCGATTTTCACAGCCAATTTTCGCATGATCGTTGAACCAAACTCAGGGCAGTACAGGCAATCTATTTGACGCGCTAGGCGCAAGGAGCTCTAAATGGCAAAAATCATCGCTGTTTCAGCCGACGATGTTACGTACTACAATCTTCCTGGTAACCAAGGTGATCTGTCGCGAGATGGAACTGTTATCGACGACACGATATTTGGCCAAACCTTTAAGTCAGGAATGACTGGCATTATTGGTTGGGCCTTATCTGCCAACGCAGTCTACAAAGGTTTTGCCGGCTATCAAGCAACTATCAAGAAAACGGGTACTGCTACTACAATGACTGGAGAAGCTTGTACTCTTGTGAGCGGTAAGACGTATAGGATAACTAACTCAGCCCATAGGATCTTGGATCGTTCTGCTACGTGGATTGTATACGATAATGGAGTCGATCATACAGCCGACGTAGAGAATATCGACTATCTGTTCGGTACTATCACCTTCAAGGCCGCGTATACAATTACAGGTCCTATTACCGTTGACGGTAAGTGGTTCCCAACAGCTGCTCTTGGTAAGGCTCGTAGTTATACCCTTACACAAACAGCGGACGCTATCGATACGACGGACTTCGGTACTGCTGCGGCTAACGGTGGATACAAAACGCACGTACCTGGATTGCGTACTGTCACACTAGAGTTGCCTGGCGTATACGACTCTGTTGCCGACTTTCAAGCTCAGCTAACAAGCCGTAGTGAGGTCCTTCTTGAGATCTGCCCTGATGGTGCACAGAAATCTCTAGCACGTGGCTTCTTTAGACTGATGTCTACGAAGCAGTCAGGTAACGTAGGCGCCCTCGAGGAAGAAAACCTGAGCTTCTCTCTGTCGGTACCTATCGACGTAGATAGTCCTGCTATTTACGTACCCTTCGGTTGGCAACATGATGTTACCTCTACAATCCCGACGGCTGTGAAGAAGATCCTAGAGGCATGGCTAGGAGAAACTCTGCTTTATGGCAAGTATCTCCATAACGGAACTACGGGCTTCAAAGGCCAAGGTGTCGTGACTAACTTCACGATGACAGGTGCGATGGATGCTATGAACTCATTCCAGTTCGGGCTCCAAGGATCGGGATCAATGACTTCAGTCCCGTAACCTATTTGATGTACAGAACGGATGATAGCAGCCGTTACAATTTTAGCAATTACTGACGGCGTCTATGCTCTGACCAAGAATAAGCTTCGTGTCATCCCACGAAGCTTAGCAGCTAACGAGGAGTATTCTATGTCTGACGTTCGCGACAGTGTTAGAGGTAAGATTTTTGCCCTTAAGACCAAGACCAAAGTGGTCTCGTTCAATGGTGTAGACATCGAGATCAGGCAACCGGCTGTTAAGTCTGTCATTGCAGGAGCAAACAGCGATGACAAAAGAGCAGCTATCGTTCGTATGTTGGTCGATAACTGCTACGTTCCAGGAACTGAAGAGAAGGTGTTTGAGGATGCAGATTACGACTCCCTCATGGAAATGCCTTTTGGTCACGACTGGATGGTTCTAAGTCAGACAATGGATGAGCTGACCGATATCTCAGCTTCAATTAAGGAACAAGCAAAAAACTGAAGGACAGCCCCATATGTCTGCGAGTAATGGAGATCGCATACTTATTGGGGAGGAAGGAGGAAGAGATCCTAGATATGGATCTAGGAGAGTTTACACGTTGGCACAATTTCTTCATTGAGGATCAACGCGCTAGACTGGCTCTAATAGGGGCTATGAGACTTCCAATTGTGTAGTACGGCTAGCAATAAGAGGCATAAGTAATGGCTGTCGATCTTGGTGACGTAACACTAGGTCTAACTGCTAGCACAAGAGGTCTTGAAGAGGCAATAGAGAGACTACGCCGCTTCGGGCAGGAAGTCAACAAATTCTCTCGCATGGCAGGCGAAGGAGCAGCTGCAACAACAGCTGCTCTTTCTCGTCAGGAGCAAGTACTTAGTCGGCTAATGACTAAGTTGACGCAGCAGCAACAACTTCTCAAAGGATTACAACCTTCAGCTGATGTCAGTGATCAGCTGGCTCGTATTACTAAAGCCTATAACGGATTACATGACGCCTTAACAAAGGGAGAGGTTGAGACATATAAGCTGTCTCGTGCTCGTGAATATGCTAATAGGGTTGTACAGCAATCTACTATGCTGTATAAGGACTTGGCAGCAGCACAAAGAGCGGCTACCTCCGAGGAAGAACGTGCTGCTATTGCTGCCCAAAGATTGGGCTTAGCAAGGCAGACTAGCTTAATTAGAGCAAGTACTAAGGTATCTGCTGCTAGTTTCCCAGCAGAGTCCTCTATAAGTACTGCAGCAGGAGCAACTCTAGTTGAGGCTAATGCTAGAGCCCTGACTAAATATGAGACAGCCCTTAATAGTACTAGCGCTACTATGGGCACCTTCCGTACTGCTAGAGCGCAATTTGAACGGGATCTTCGTTCAAATACGGAAGAGTTCAAACGCTCCGAGATGGATGCTGTTAGTTGGCAACAGCAATCGACAAGACTTCAGAAGCAGGCTCTTAGAGAACAGTCAGAAGAGAGGAGACTTGCTACCACAATAGCTACTCGGGAGGCACGAGAACAAGCTAATGAAGAAAGACTGCTAGGAACTCTACAAAGGCAAGAAAGAGCTCGTGATACTGCCTTGATGAGACAATCCTCAAAAGAGCAGTCAGACGAGAGGAGACGAGCAGCAAATGTAGCTAAAGTTGCAGCGACAGAACAAGCAAATGAAGAAAAGCTATATGCCGACTTTGCTAGGCAAGAGCGTGCTCGAGACGTAGCACTCCAAAGACAGCAAGCAAGAGAGAATGCTATTGTTGCCCGAGAGCAACGAGCAAGTCGTGTACAGCAAGTAGCAGAACAGAGGGAACAACTTAGAGTCCAGCGAGAAGCTAATTCGCAGGAAGCTGCTATAGTTCAAGCTCGTACGCGCGTTGCTACTATGAACGCGCAAGCGGTATCACTTCGAGGAGAGGAAGGTGCTGCTAGATATATACAGCAGAACGCTACCGCACTTGCTGCATATGAGACCCAAATAAGGACGACACAGAGGAGTGTTGGAGGTCTAGCTCTTGCTAAAGCTAATCTAGGAGGTGTACTCAACCAAAACAAGAACGCGTTCATGGAGGCAGGAACCCTTACGGAGAAGCTGGCACTACGGTTCCGCGAACTTGAACGTGCTGCGATTTTAGCGTACGGTCCTCTGAGTGGAGTAGGTGCTCGACTTGCTGTTCTATCGGCAATGTTCGAATCTACTGCTGTCGGTACAGTTCTTATGATAGCAGCTCTTACAGGTGTAGGAGTCGCTTTGTATATGCTGGCAGCCCATGGCATTCGTGCTCAGATGGAATGGGAGAAGTTTAACGCCCAAATGTTGGTTGCTACAGGATCTGCTATAACGGTTAAAGATAGAATGGACTCCGTTATAGAGTTCACGGATAGGATGGGTCAGCGTATACAAGAAGTTATTCCTGCCTATTCTAAGTTTGCTGCGTCTGCAAGACTTGCCGGAGTTGCACTAAAAGATCAGACGGCTTTGTTTGAGGCCTCAATCAAGGCTGCTACAGCTCTTAGATTGGCTCCCGAACAAACTGGACGTATCTTTCTAGCCTTCGAACAGATGGCTTCGAAAGGTACGGTTATGACAGAGGAACTGAAGAGACAGTTAGGTGACGTACTTCCAGGTGCTATGGAGATGGGTGCCATGGCTATGGGTATGTCCTTGGGTAAGTTCATGGTAGCTCTTAGGAACAATGAAATTGAATTCCGTACATTCGCTCCTAAGTACGCTAAGACTATGGAAGATCTCTTTGGCGCTGCTGCTCTGAAGGGATCAGAAAGTACACTAGCCAAAATCAATCAGCTGTCCAACGCATGGTTGCTATTTGGCAAGACATTTGATGAGACTATTCGTACATCAGCAGTCTTCAAGGAGTTCCTCCAAGCTCTTACTAGTGGTCTTAATTGGCTTAGTGCTAATCTGAAGCAGACCCTTGAGGTAGTAGGTGCTTTTGGAGGAGCATTCGCAGGATGGTTTATCGCTCGTGCAGCGATGGCATTAGTAATTCCTGCAGCTACAGGCGTTGCTACAGCATTCTACGGTCTATCTAATGCTATTATCAGGTTGGCTCAAGGAATGGCTATTGCTGACGCCGTAGCTACAAGAACAATAATTGGTGCATTTCTTAAGATGGGTGTTGTTGCCGTTGGTGCAATTGTAGGATTCCGTCTAGTCGAGGAAGCCCTCGAGAAAGTCAGTCACTCAGGCGAATCGAACATTAGTGTAGTCGAGGAACAAATCAAGCAATGGCAAAAACTAGGATCTGTTACTAAGCAAACGGCTGAAGAGACACAAATAGCCATGATGAACCAGATGAATGCGTTGGATCTGCAAATGCAGAACCTCCAAGCGTCCATCAAGGCGAAAATGATGGCTCAGATAGATCCTAGCAAGTTAGGCATCTGGGATCGCCTGAAAAATATGCTTTACAAGTCGGCAGGACGTAATCTGCCTGAGGAAGAACTACAAGCAGACAAAGAGGCACTACAGGCCTTAGAGGAGGAGTTTGCACGTTATGGCAAAGCCTGGGAAGCTTTAGGTGGAATCAAAAAGACAGTACCCGATCTAACTCCTGCGGATGATAAGTCAGTCGAGCACTTCCGTCAGAAACTTCGGAAGATGATTGAGGACTATAAGGCTGGTCAAGCAGAGATGGAGGCTATCTCTAGAGGAGCTGGAACAACTGAACTAGAAGGATATAAGGCTATTGCTGAAGCCTTTAAGATCCTGGAGGATGCACCTAAGAAGTTTAATAAAGGTGAAATACCCAGAATGTTTCGGGAAGTAGGTATTGAAGCTGACGATGCGGCTTCTGCTCTATTTATATTCCTCGACTCGTTGAATGCAATAAAGAGGAATACTCGAGACGCAGAGGACTTCTTCAAGAACATACCTCAACATATGCAAGCTATATCTGATAAGCTTGAGGAGGCTCGTCAGGAAGCACAAACAGCAGGAGACTCTTTTGAACAGTTCAGCAGACGTCTTAATGCAAATGGTAAGGATATAATGCAGTTTAGTCGTATGATTGATGCTGCATTCAAAGGGACACCTCCTGATATAATGTCAGAAGAACAAGTAAAACTGGCTAAGGAAAGACTAACAGAAGTTTATGCCCATTGGAAGCAACTCAGCTTCGAAGGATGGGCTAAGAATCAGATGGATGATCTGGTTAAGGAGTTTGCTACTGCAACGGAGAAGATCAACGAGAAGTGGAGACAGGTCGTTGAGAAGATTAATGCATTGTCTATCAGTCCAGGTATAGATCCTGTTAAGATAGGTAGCCTCTTAGGTGATGCCCTACTTGAGTGGGATCGTGCACTTAGGGAACATAACCTGAAGACGTACTTTAGCGATCTTACTAGGGCAGTAGAAAGTTGGCGCGATAAGACTACCGACGCTATCTCAGAGATGGTTGTACATGGTAAGTTTACCTTTAGGGAACTGTTTGACTCTATTACCATGGATATTACTAAAATGGTAACTAAGAGGCTTATTACAGATCCTTTGTACAAGATTCTATTCGGTGATATAGGAGGTGCTAAGACTCCTAATGCAGGAGGTCTCTTCGGTAAGGGATTAGAGTTCCTAGTAGGTGGCGGAGCTAAAACCGAAGCCGATCAGAAAGCCATCGAAGCGAAACAGGAGAAGTCCGTTGTTGAAGCAGGCAATATCTTCGCCGAAGGATTCTTCTCTGGTCTCGGTAAGATATTTGACTCGTTCGGAACCTTCCTTAAAGGGATCTTTGGTGGTCTATTCAGTGGAGGCGGTGGAGAACTTGGACCTGCTATTAATGCCTTGATAAGAGGCCGTACAGGTGATGCTGCCGCTGCAGCTGGTATTGGAGGGATATCGGCTGCAATTGACAAGTACAGCAAGAGTGGTCCATTCAACGAGCAGCCAGGACTCCTAGTTGCGTCAGGAGCACTTGGTGTAGGAACAGAGAT